ATCCACCGACTTGGCAGTAACATATGTTTCAAGATCATTAATACTCTCGTAAATCTTTTTATAAGAACTCTCATCTAAACCTTCAATTTCACGAGCTGAAATAAATTTGGATGAGACATATGTAGGGTAATCACCTTGCTTTTCTACTTTAATTCTAAAACTACACCCCTTAGGGGAAAGATCAAAAATACGCGGGCCAAATTCTTCAGCCTCTTCACCGTTAATAGCGTCCATAATAATTTTATGGAGCTGACGTCCGAATCTCAAAACTTTAATTGAACCGTTATTGTCCGGGTTGACAGGATCATTAATAACATAGACATTAACAAGCCAATTTTCACGTCTTGTTAATGCAGCAGCTTTTTTCTTTTCTTCTTCACTACCAGTCCGAAGAACACGATATCTTTCTTCAGCAATTGGGTCACGCTGACCCCATGTAGCAGGGCTAACTACAGAAATAAACTGACCATTAGCAAAGCTGTTCCACCCGTAGTTATAAGAGTGAAAAAATGTTTTAGCGGGATCTTTAATATTGGGTAAGAGTCTTACAACATATGTGTTACCGGGCTCTGTTTTAAGAAAGTCTTTATACTTTGATGCTGTGCTCTCTGTTTGTTTAGTTAGAGCTGATTTAATGCTTTCGAACATATTTGGATTGAATGCGGTTGTATTCATAGATTAATTATTTCCTATAATAAGAGATGCTACTCTATAGTTCAACTTATTTCTTAAGATTTTTTTGAATTTTATTTAGCCCAGCAGTAATTAATGCTAAAGCTTTCTTAGAAGAAAATAGTTTTGTCTTGCAGAGCTCAATATTATCTAGTACCTCGTTGCCTAAAATAAATCTTAAAAGCTCGTTGTCTAATTTTTTAATTTCAGAGCAAAACCCGTTAAAGCCGAGAAGTGTAAAAAGATTAACCTTATGTTCCTTTAAGTGTACAATAAAGGAAGGTACACTTTCTGGACAATATTTTAAATACCCGTTTAGATCAATTGCATTTTCTTTACAGAAATTAGAAATATATTTTAATGAATCGACAATACCTTGTAATTGGTCCGGACTATCCGGGTCAGCTAAAAGCTTTTTATTTTGATAAAGCATATAAGCTTTTGTAGCCTTTAAAGATGTATAGTAGTTTAAATCAAAATAATCTTCGTCTGAATAGACTTTATAAGGCGCAATAAAAAAGTCTTCCATGCTTATATACGGGAACTTTTTAAGAAAAAAACCTATCTTTTTTACTGTTGATCTTGTAACTTCATCTAATGAAGCGAAATCTTTTCTGTATTTAAAGGGTAAGTTTTTATGTTGTCTACTTACTTTTAAATGGGTATTATATAACATCTCTTCAAATTTAGAGAGATTCAAATATTCACTCATTACTATATTGTAATCTTCTTTTTTGAGTTATTCAAGAACTTCATTACATATTTACTTTTGTATAAACTTGGATCAAATTTTAAAAACGTTTGTACAACTGCATAGTCACTTGAAATATCACAATATACTTTAAACACTGATCTTAATTGTTTGTCTTGCAAGAGTAATAGAAAAACATTAGCTAAATTTAATTTTTTAGGGTTGATTAGCGCAATAAAAGAACAAAACGACAAAAACAAATGTGTTAACTCATACTCTAATAATGTATTACTATATTTTGAACTCATTAGATCAATAAATATATTATCGATCTGTAGTCAAAAATCAAATTTTTACTCTGATAATGATGCTAAAAGACCAGCCGAAGATGAACTTGCTTCTGTATCGTTAATATGTTCATCCTCTGTAATTGTAAGTGTACTGTAATCTATTCTCATAGCACAGCTTCCAAAGTTAGGACCAAATCTATTTTTCATTGATCCCATTCTAATTATTCCTAACTCACGGTCTTGATCTTCTTGCCAAATACTAAAAATAGCGTCAGCTGTCATACCAAGACCTATACTTTCTGATAAGGTATTGAGCCCGGGGTTAGAAATCGCATAACCCGCACGGTTAAGCTGAGTCGCTGAAATAATAGGACAGTTAAACGAATAGCTAACAGCGCGTAGTTGTTCTGTTGCATACTTAACACGTTCGTAACTATTAGTTCCTATGGGTGAGTTAAGCAAATTAACATAGTCGACTACAATTGCATCAAACTTAAAACCTTGATGAATGAGTTTTTGAATAAATGCTTTAAGATAAGAAGGTGTGATTGTAGAGGGAGGAAATTCTTTAATTAAAATACACGCGTTAGGATTAGATGATTTATGATCTTCTAATTGATGCTTGAGCGTTGTTATTTCTGATTTCATTTTACTAAGAGGAATTCTAGTGATACTAGAACTCAATCTTTGAGCATAAATTAACTCGGGCATCTCAAGAGTAACTAGCAAAACTGTTTTACCTTGATTAGCAATATTAACAGCAATATTCCCTAAAAAGATACTTTTACCGATATTTGTTTCTCCTGTAAAAATATATAATGCTCTACCGTTTTCTAAAAAACCACCATTTAACTTATCGTCTAACCACGCCCACGAGGAGGGGATATGTTTAACGTCTTCATTGATATTATCTACTATTTTATCAATATCTTGCAATAAGTTTAAACCAGTTTCAGTAGTTAGAGAAATGTTACATGCACTATCAAATTTTTGTAAAATTAAAGAGGTGTCAACACCCTTCTTTGTAATTTCATCTACAACATCCTCCATTGTATGATATACGGCTTTTTCTTTTAAAAAGCGTTCAGTATTCTCATATAATTCATCTCTATTTAAATTTTTATCTAAATTTGCAAAATTAGTAACAACTGATTTAAAGGTATTTTTTAGCTCATCTGTAGTAAGCCTTGCTTTAATTTCAGTAACTGTGGGTGTAACACCTCGCTCCTCAAAGAACGTTTTAACAATTGAGATTATTACCCTTATGTCTTTGTTTTTAAAGAATTTAGGGTTTAAATGCGATGTAATAGCTGCAAGATAAGCTTCATCTGTAAGAGCTTTAAATATAATAATTTCTTCTAAATAGTCTAGATCGAGTTTCGACATGTCAAATGATTATAATGTTTGCTAACAATAGTTCAATAAGAACTATACTCTTTCATGAAGTTTGCTTGATTTTTCAAAAAAATCGTATCATTTAGTGATCTAAGGCCAGGTGATGCATGAAATAGCATAATAGGGTATACGCCTATTTTGAGTCTTTTTTTATTAGCATCTAAGCAGCTAGCAATATCATATAAATGAAAGGTATAGTTTTCATTAAACTTCCAATCTACTTCACGAGCTCTTTTCATATCAACTGATAAAAATAAACCATCAGCTATAGCAACTCTATCAGGTGTTGGACCAAAAGGAGTAATCATTATCTGATTACTGCTTGTATAGTGACCTGCAAATCCTCGTAAATTAGGTCCAAAGCCACCACACATCAAGTGCCAGAGTGTTGGTTCTTTAATTACTGGATTTATACCACCAGCAACACCGACAATGTCATATGTTTCATGAGCTATGCAAAGCTTTTCTATAACCCGCCCGTCATCAATACAAACATCGTCATGAACAAAAACTATATAGTCATAATCACTGCCATGATGAGACATAAACTCATTATATCTCTTGCTTAAACCTTCTTTATTATTTTCAAAGAAATAAACGTAATCAAAGACGTCGTAAGGAGATTTGTCTTTAGTTAAATTGTATATACTTGAAAAAAGGAGTGTATCCTCTTTTTTCTTTTTTGTACAAGAAACGAGAGCAAAAGTTTTATTCATATAATAAAAAATGGTGAATTAGGCGAAAAATCACTAATCTCTGTGGTACCTTCTGATGTAAGCATGTAAAGGATACCTTCTTTATAGGGTACAAAGTGTTTGTAGGGTAGAGAAGAAAAATCGTTGGTTAAAAAGTCTCCGTATATTGTACTACCTGACCTAGCAACATACACATTATTGGAAATAATGCTGTATATCCATACACCAAATGTACCTTCTAATAAACTCAATACCTCTGTTATTACATCTACCTCATTATCGCTTTTTTCAGAAAAAGCATCAAGAAGTGCAGGTATAATAGAGCTATCAACCTCATTGTAGTTACGTTTTCTCTTAACATATGTTTTTAGTTTATTGAAATTGGTCAGAACGCCGTTGTGTGCAACCACCCATTTATCACATCTAAAAGGGTGTGAAGTGGCCTCGGTAAAAACTCTTACACTGCTTGTTGGTGCTTGTGTATGACCGAGATATAAAGACATTTCATCAAACATTAGAGTAGTTTTTTCGTATACAAACTCATCTCTTTTATTGAGTTCTACAGTTCCTTCTGACTTAACGGTAGTTAAATACTTGCCTGTGTTTGTATTAGCAAGATATATAGCTCCATAAGCAAAATTACCCCTATCTTTACATAAACCATAAAGATTTTTGTATGTTTTAAAATTAGCAGATCCAAAAATAGCGCAAATACTCGTTAACCTCCACAGAATATAT